ACTACTAAAAAGAAAAAATACGATAAAGCGTTGAAAGAATCCAAGAAAGAATCTAAGAAAGAATCCAAGAAAGACGAAGGAAAAGGAACCGGATTACCCAATACAATAAAAGATGAGTCTTTAAGCGATGAACCTATTAAAAATATCAATAATAAAGAAAGAGAACAAGCGAGAATACAGAAAGAAAAAGAAGAAATAGAGATACAATTGAAAAAATATAATGCGAAATTAATTGATCATAAAGATTTTAAAAAATACATTGGAAAACCCGATACCAATGTCTTGATTCTTGCGAATGGAGATAATATAGTGATAGATGATAAAAAATTAATTCAATTAAAGGAAGATGAAGATCAATTCATTAACACATTAGAAGATGGACGTAAAGAACTTGTTGATAGTTTAAGTCCCGATGATCCATTCGCCGAGGAAGATAAAGAAGAGGAAGAAGAAGAAGAAGAAGAACCTTCATCTGATGAAGAAATTCATATAGAATTAGAAGACCTGAAAACTGTTTCCCAGAATAGAAAAGCATTCGTTCAATGGGTAAACGACGATCTTTATAAGAGAATTGAGAAATTAAAACCCGATTCTCCTCTACAGATATATCAACTTCTAATAAGGGAATATTTATCCTTAGAAACACCGTATAGAGGTGTTCTTGTTTATCATGGTTTAGGTACCGGTAAAACTGCCTCGGCAGTTTCATTGGCCGAGGGACTATCAACCGAATTAAAAATCAATACTCTCTTGCCCGCCTCTCTAGAAACAGAATTTATAAAAGAAGTTCAGACTTGGGGTAGAGAAGAACTAAATAAGGGGGGGTCGTGGAGATTATTTAGTGATAAAGAAATTTCGGATAATGGGATGATAGGTGAATTGGATGAAAAATATAATTTAAGCGCTAAAAACAGGAAAACGATTCTAAGAAAGACGAAAAATACTATAAAATCGCAGATGCTTAATGAAAATCCAGATATAGATAAATTAGAGATAAAAGAAATGGAAAAGAAAATTAATGCTATATCGGGTGTATGGTTACCCGATAATGATGGTAAGACATTCGTTTTAAAAGAGGGAGAAGAAGATCTTTTTACATATAATGAAAGAATTTATTTAGAACAACAATTAAATTTCTTGATTCAAAAGAAATATAATTTCATTCATTATAATCCCTTTCCCAGAGTTAAAGACTCGAACTTAAAAGATTTCATCGAAGAAGAAGACGAAGAAGATGAATTGGATTTATTACTTGACCCCGATGAACAAAAGAAATTAAATACTCACAATAAGAGAATAGTTGATTCTCTTGAAAAAAAATTAAAAAGAAATATCAGAGAACATTACGTAAATTCTCCATTTTATAATGAGGTTATAATTATCGATGAGGTTCATAATCTTGTTAGACAGATTTTAAATGATAATCCTGATCCAGAAATGAATGATTCGGCGGAATCACGTAGAGCAAGTGTTTTTTATAATTGGATCGTTAATTCTGAAAATACTAAATTAATATTTTTATCCGGGACCCCCGTCATTAATAGACCATGCGAAATAGCAATTTTATACAATATGTTAAAAGGTCTTATTAAGATTTATTCATTTACTATTAAAACAGATATCGGTATAGATGAAGCTAATGAAAAATTAGAAGAAATATTATATGATAGAGGATCCCCAGTAGAATTATTTCATATAGATACCAATGAAGGTAAATTAGTTATATCTTTTATTCAGGAAAAAACTAATTTTAAATCGGTGAAAGATAAAGATAAAAATGTAGTTTATTCTGTAAAATCCAATACAGGAGATTTTGATGGTTTCATTGAATTCATTTTCACAAGTCTTCATAAAGTTTTCGATAAGAAAGATATTTTACCAACTAAAACTCAATTTAAAGATCTTTCGGGAAAAGAAATAAGAAAAATAAGACTCGGTGAAAGATTCGTATTCGATAAAGATTTGGATATATCTTTTAACAGACATCAGAAATTATTCGATATTTATGAAAATGATGAAATCATTGATACTACAAGACACGAACATTTTATGAGTTATTTCTTTGAAAATGGTGAAATTGTACCCGAAAAGAAGAAGATCTTATTAAAAAGAATGCTCATGGGATTAACTTCATATTATCCAATAGATAGATCTTCCATAGTTTATATGCCCGAAGTTTTAAAACCTTATATTAAAGATGAAAGATATAAAAATTATACAATCGTTCAGAATCTAAACATTGTGAAATGTCCCTTTAGTGAGATACAATTTCAGAATTATCTAAAGGGTTTGGAATGGCAAGAACATATAGATGAAATGCAACGTGGTAAAAATATATGGGACGATATTATTCATCACTACAGCATTAGAACAAGACAGGCTTGTAATGTTGTTTTTAATGATGAAGAAAATTTTAGAATGATGAAAAAAAATTTCATGGATAAAGAAAAATCCAAAGAAGCATCCAAAGAAATTGAAAGGTATAAACAGGCAGAATATACTAAAATTAGAGATAATAAATTATTTCAATATGATAAATCATTGATTGATTATTCCCCCAAATTCGTGGAAATATATAAAAATATGCGGAGATTTATTAAAGATAAAAAACCAACGGGTAAAATACTCTTTTATAGCGATTTTAGAAGCGACGCTGGTTCCGAAGCATTTGAACTTATGCTTCAGTGTAATGGTTACTCTAAATTAAATACAGAAAATTTACCAGAAAGTAAAGATTTAAGATACACATTTATTACCGGCTCCGAATCCCCCGATGAAAGAAGAAAAAGTAAATTATATTTCAATGATGAAAAAAATATTTACGGAGACTATTGCCAGGTAATGATTATTTCAAGTGCGGGAGCAGAAGGAATATCTTTAACATGCGTAAGACAAGTCCATATATTAGAACCCTATTGGAATTATGTGAGAATAAATCAAGTATTGGGGAGAGCTATTCGTATGAGATCTCATACAGGTAAAGATTTAAAAAATCCATGGTTACCTAAAGATAAACAGAATGTCGAGCAATATATTTATTTATCTTCTCTGCCCCAGGGATTAAATCCCGAAGATATTTATGATGATATATCTAAAAGAGAAAATTGGTCTATTCCTAAGGGATGGAAAAAACAAGATGTAAAGAGTGAATTATCCAAAGAATCGAATAGAGAAATTTTAGGATTAATAGAAGATCTTATAAGGATAAATGTTAATTATGGAGGCATTACCGCCGATGAAGAATTATTTAGGGTTATGGAAAAAAAATATAAATTTTCATTGCAAGTTAGCGATATTATTAAAGAATCCGCCTTAGATTGCATCCAACATACAACCGATGATCCGGAATTGAATGACAAATGTATACGATTTTCGGATAAATTAACAGGTGAAATCGCTTATTTTCCGGGGGTCGGAGCTAAAGTACTAGAACACACCGATGTTATCCAATTGAAATCTAAATATATTTACAAGGTAAAAGATAATTTATATGTGATATCTGCTAAAAGCGACGATAGCGATCATAATATTTATCTGTACTATGAATACAAGACAGATAAGAAAACTGATAAAATAGATATAAGATATCTTAGAGAAAATGGTAAAAGAATATGCGATATTTATATTGATACGAATATGGTCTTATTAACCGCCGATTCCACTCATCCTTACAATAAAGAGTTAGATAAAGAATTTTCTGTTTTTCAAGAAATTTATAATATACCAGGAGATATTATCTCGGATTATGTTGAAAAACAGAAATTCCCTACCTTGGAAAAAATAATCAAAAAAGAATATTTAGAGGGATATAAACTAAAATATAACGTTAATGATTCTTTCTTTTATATGGGTCAAGATACAATTTTATCAGATAAATGCATTCAAAAGATTTATCCCTATGCTTTATATGAAGAAGATTCTTGGAAAATAGTTAATGAAAATCCTATTATAATATTAGATGGGGAATTATTTATTCAGGAATAATTTATTAAGATATTATTCTGTAAATTCATATTTAATAAAAAATATTCTTTCTTTTTATCTAATTTTAATACTGTATCTTTTATTAATACAGAATTATCACTTCTCCCCGAGATAATCAACGTATTTACTAATTTATTATCACAATAAATACCAACGGAATTATTTTTTTCTAAATTATGTTTGTCTTTTAATAAAATACCCAGATAATTATCACCCAGATATTTAATCTGTTTTATTTTTTTAATCGCGATTTTATCTTTTATATCGTGGGTTTCAAGGTTATTATTTTTAATTTCTATCTTTAATTTATTGTCGCATATAATAGTAAATTCTTTTAAAGGATAGTATGTATTATATATTTTCCCATTTAATTCTATTTTTTCTCTAAGTTTACAATATATCTCATATGTTTCATCTTTCGTTGTTATTACCACGCAGACTAATGGATTATTGAAAACAATATTATTTTCTTCGGGTAAATTAATTTCTTTAATTATAATTTCATTTATGAAATCTTTTAGTTCAATGCTGTAATTAAATCTATTAATACTCCCATCCAATCTTTCAGATGAATTGATATATAATTCTTTTCTTAATATAGATTCCCTTGACTCTTCTTTAAGATCTTCTTTCTTTTTTATATTATTAAAGATATCTTTTTCTATAATTATTCCTTTATTGGAATATTTAGTATTTATATCATTAATAAATAAGGCCCCTATTTCATCTATTAAGATTTTATTTAACTCACTTAAATTATCTATATTATTTCTTTCGAATATTAAAGGATATTTTACCCTATAGAGATCAATATAATTTTCATTATGAATAATATTGTATCCAGTTTCTTTTAATATTAAATCCTGTAAAACAGAATAAATATGATTTTTATTTTTTATAGAAAAATACATATCATGTAAGGACATTATTAAATTAAAAGTTATAAATCTTTAAATAAACGAAACGTAAAAAATTATATACATCTTTATATGGAAATATTAAAAGATCCTCTATATAATTCTATATTTTCAGGTATTATTATTTATATCTTGATTAAAATTTCTAATAGAGGAGACCCTGTTCTGGGGGCAATATTATCATCATTACCGATAGGATTATTCGGTTTAATGGCGATAAAAAAAAGAGAAAATATACAGAAATTTTATATAAGGAGTGAGTTATTTACGAATTTAACGATTATAGTAATGTGGATAACCATTAATATATTAATCAGTTATACAGATGATACTAATAGAACTATATTAATAGGATTCTTGGTATGGATAACCATGTCAATAATTTTTTATTATTTCGCAAGTAATTATCTGAAAAAGATAAATTAATAATAAGCACCAGATTCTATGTCCGATCTTTCATTGTATTCACTCCTAGCAGCATCTCTTCTAATTTCTATATCTTCTTCCATTTTCTTTTTTTGTTCATCTGTATCCACCTTTCTTTCCGTTATAAGTTCCCTTTTTCCATCACTATCATATTCTACAAGATCTAATCCACCACCTTTTTCTATGGTTGTATCTATGAAATCATCTTCATCTATATCAGTTATATTCTTATCATAGAACCATATATCTTCTTTATATATTATAAAGGGGACAATTGACACTAAAAATATTGAATTAAATAATACATATAGTTTTCTGTCTCCTATTGTGTTGCTTACAATTAAATATCCAACTATTAATAAAAATGTAATATAAAATAAAAACATATAAGAAATAAATAATATCATCTGTTCCGATTTACTAGGTGGTTCCGTTATATCTTTTATGTTTATAACAGATTTAGCATATAATACAATCCCCACTAAATTTAACAATGAAGTTATAATAGAGAATAAAGAAACCTCTGTATTAAATAATATTTCTTTAGATAAGAAATCGGATTGAAACAAGATTAATAATACTAATCCCGAAATTATTAAGGGTGTTGATATAATAATAATTAAATTCATCTCTATACATAATTATACATAATTAATCCTAGAAATGATCGGGTAATATTTTCTGATAAAATGAATCAATATAACTTGAATTTTCTTTTATCGGGGATCCTATCGTATCACCTATACCATCTTTCATATCATCTTTCATATCATCTTTCATATCATCTTTCATATCATCTTTCATATCATCTTTCATATCATCTTTCATATCATCTTTCATATCATCTTTCATATCATCTTTCATATCTTTTCTTGTATCTGGTAATTCCCTTGTTTTATTCGTATCTATATTTTCATTTTCAATACTATTATCTATACCTTGTTCCCCTCCTATATTATAATTATTCATGACTGGTTCGTCGGGTTTTAATATTTTGTCTATGGGGAAATTGTAATTTTGTTCATAAAAATTATTCGTAGATAAACCATCGTAACTATTGGAAGCATCTACTTGGAAATATCTCCCACCATCAACTACCTTCGGATTTCTCCCGGGGAAAACTCCTGATACAATATCTTCAACTGATGGACACTTGGGGCATTCAACCTTTGCTTGCGGTTGATCATTGGATTTAGTATCTTTATTCGGTTCGGGGCATTTAGGACAATTGGGGCAATTAACATTACAATCCGGATTTTTAGGACATTCGGGGCAATTACAATCAGGGCATTTCTTTTCAATTTCTTTTAATTCTTTATTCATCTCTTCGTTGAGAGTTGAATTCTGGAAAACCATTACAACAATCACAACTATCGCAGATAAACATAAACAGACTAATAAAACATTAATACCTAAAAGAGTATTGTATTCCATATATCTATTCTTAATAAAAAAATTAATTTACTGTAATTCTACGGGAGATATAAAATAGTCTTCCCTGACATCTATCATTTTTTTATCACTTAATCTAGATTTTAAAAATTGTTGAAAAGATAAACCTTTAACCATTTCTTTTATAAAATGAATTGAATACATACCACATTGAGCATCTTTATTCTGATATTTCGTATCATTATAAAAATATTTAACAGGATTATTATATTTTTTACCCTGACTCTGAACTTTTTCTATTAATTTCCTAACTCTCGAACAGGGTTTATGACCATAAGAATCAAAGAAATATATGGCAGGAATTCCCGAAAGACTTGAACCCGATAAATCCATATATAATGACATCCAATGTTGCCCGGGTTTATTATGTGGATCAGTATTAAAAACAACACCTATCTTAGTTTCTCCTCTGTCCATGTGTTTTTTCATATCGAATGAGCACAGATTACTGACTGAACAATCTGAAAAATCAATAGGCTCGGCCCCATAAAAATAAAACGTTTTATCTGCCTTATGATGTTGAGTTAAACAATTTTCAATATCATCTGTTCCCAACCACGCATTGTAGTCTTTCAACCATTCCTCGGGCATTAAAGGTTTAAAACTATCTTTAAATTTTTTTTTATCTTTACCTAATTTTTTAAGGAGTGTTTTTACTTTCAACCAACAAGCTTCGGATGAACATCCAGTTATTTCTTTTAAAATCTTACAGATACATCCGTGTATTTTTTCCGGGTGATCGGAACAATTTATTTCGGGTAAATTTTTATCTTTTTTTCTCATCTTATTTACTATTTTTCCAATTTTCTTTATTAATTTTTCATCTAGACAAGATCCCATTACTCCCTTATTTCCGGGGGCACAATGCCCTTGTTTAAAAATTAACTTACGAGTTTTACCACCCATCTGATCGCCTCCTTCTTGATCCTGAATATTCATTCTGTATATATAAATTTTATAAAATAATTTAAACATAATCTAAATATTAGAATTATAAGAACTATGGATAGTAATACTTTCTGTGAAAAAAAATATCTCGTAACTAATACTATCCAAGAATTATATGATGAATATAATCGTAATTTAGAAGCTTCAAATCAATCTAAATGCGAAAATGAATTAGAAAAGAAATCTTTAATCTTAACTATTAAAAAACAAGAGGATGAAATTAAGAGCAGAGATAATACTATTAACAGACTTGAAGATGAAAATTCCAAAAAGAATAAACAGATATCCGAATATGAAAAGATGATCCTAGATCTAGAAGATAAAATGAATGAATTACTCATCGAAAAAGAAGAAGAAAACAGATTCGATATGATTCGTATCCAGTCAAAATCCCTCAATGAAAAAGAAGAAGAAATTATTCGCCTCAGCAATCTATTAAAGAAAAGAGAAGATAAAGATAAAACAGATAAGAAAATCATAAATGTTTTAGATTCTCTTAATTGTGAAACAGAAACACCCGATGGAATAATTGAAATTCAAGAAAATATAGAAGTTTCGGTTGTTAAGAAACAAGGGACAGATACAGAGGATAAAGAAGAAGATAAAGAAGAAGATAAAGAAGAAGATAAAGAAGAAGATAAAGAAGAAGATAAAGAAGAAGATAAAGAAGATGAACAAGAAGATGAAGAAGAATCCGATGATGAAGAATATGAATGCCTGAATTACCGAGGTAAACAATATTGGATTATTGTCGGAGAAAAACCACAATATGTTTATGAAATTATTGGGGAAGATAAAGACGAAGTCGGTGATAAATTAGGTGTATATAAGAAAACCGCGGGCGGTAAAATGAAAGTTTTTCTAGATAAGAAGTAACTTAAAAATATAATGCTAATATATTTTAAATAACCATGGAGATCTTAAATGATCCTTCTAGTAGTATTTATAAAGAAACATTGGAAGAACAGATTAATTTTATTGAAAACCGTTTAAGTGTTATCAATAATAGATATTTAAATGATATGTGTGGTTTATCTGGAACTAAATCGGTGATAGCGAATCATTTAAATAAAGGACCAGCACAGAATCTAATACAGAATTTTTTTAAAACTAATAATATCTGTTCTAATTGCGGACTTAAAAAGGGAGAAAATAATATTAGACAACTAGAAAGAGCCCATTGTAACAGATATTCTAGACTAGATTTAATTATTTTAGCCTTGGACGATTTATATATAGATGAAAATACACCAATACCATCGGGTAAGGTATTAGAAAAATTCATTGAAAAACATAAATTGTGTCCAATTTATACATTATGTAATATATGCCATATTAAATACGATAATCACACCTAAACTTTATTTCTTAATAATTCCAAATAACCCTCACTTATATCGTCTTT